GAAATTATCTAATAAGAATATATTAGTAGCAAATATTTTTTGATGTTGCATTATATTGCGCCGCTAGTAAACTTTTTCCACTCTATTGCATTTTTAATTAAAAAGGTTCTGTTGTTTATACTTCTTAAAACTTGTTCAAGATATGTAACGACTTGTTTTAGATATGCAGCTTTTTGGTCTGCTCTCTGTAACTCATCATCTGAATCCATATAAATGTGTACATCTGCTTTTAATATTTTTAAATCAAATGGTTTCTCTGTATAAACCGAAGGGTCTGATTTACCTGTATAATATTCCCACTTGTGTCTTTGTAAAGTTTTATATTCATATTCTGACTTCTTGAGTAATAAAGAAAACTTATTAAAGTGTTGTAGGTATTTATTATGTAATAAAGGTATCTTAATCGACTCAGCATCTAGCTCAGTATCATCTAATTTAAAATCTCTATCTACTTGTTGTTGTAATTCTTCTAATGTCATGAGTGTATTATATCACCTTTTGGTTGGTTTGTCAAGGCTTTTAACCATTTCTTTTTGTGTAATATAGGTAAGATTATCACAGCCTTTCCATTCATCTATTTCACAATCTATTGATGATGTACCAATAGTATTCAGATTTACCTTGTAAAAATTAACATCTTTAAATTTATTAAATGTATTTTTATGTTGCAGTATCCAATGGTGTAAATCATCTTTCTCTGATTTATCAGGCCTCATCATTGGAGTATCTTCATCTACATAACAAGAAGTTCCTGCATAGATGTTGTTCACTTTATCGTCTGTTGAATATAAATCATGGCCGATAATATAAACTTCTTTTGCGCCAAGTTCACACGCCAGATAGATTGCTCTTGTGCCTGTTGCATATGCAAAGCCATCTATATCTGGTTCTATGTTTTTTACTTTATCATTGTCGGTTACTCCGGTGATATAGGTCATGCCTAAGTTATGCCCTTTTGTGAGCGTAAACACTCCATCAGCACCATGATAAACCACTTCTTCACTATCATTCCAAACAATGTCAGTTTTATCTGCCATAGTTTTCATCATTTCTTTTGCAACAAAAATTGGCACAGGTGTCCAATATCCTAAATAACAAGTGTTTTTGTGTGCATATCCTGACCGATATATTTCGTGACCTATTTGTGAATCTAATCCCACAACAATATCTGGTGTGAAATCACGATAGATTGCATTACAACCTATTACTGTTCCGTGTTTTTTGAAATCGTCTAGATTTAGACCTTTACGAGAATTACCATTACCAAAGCAAAACGCTGTCATCATTATATACCATCCTATATTATTCTACTATGAAGTAGATATTTGTACTATATCATAATTCATATAGTTAAAACTAACTGAAGCACTTAAATAATCTACATCAGTTTGTCTTACATCATAATTTAAACTACCCAAAGATGTTGGGTAAATATTTTGAAATCTTATTTCTGTCTTAGGAATATTTTTACTATTTAAAACTGTAAGTATTGCATCAGAATATATACCACCTTCATTTAAAGGTTGTGGTGTAGAGGTACCAGTTACGGCTGCACTTTTAGAAGAACCAGGAAATCTATCTGAACCAGCAGATTGTAAATCTTGAAACTGCTGATTGTTACTAGGAAATCCTAGACCAAGAATCCAATCATGTATCTCTTTATAGTTGTTTAAATTTTCGTCAACAAGAAATGACATATCAAGAGCCGCAAAAGTTATCTTGTCTCCAGGCAGAGGCATATCATACAATGGTGTACTTTGTTGTGCTGAACCTAGATTGATACCAGGTATGTTAGCACTCTGTACAAAAAACTCTACTGTTGGAAGTTTAGTACACTTGAACCTAAATTGAATAGGACTAGCATAATCACTCTTAGAAGGTTCTCTATTAATTATATTTGTTGTTGTCATACTTATATTTATAAAGGTTTTTTAGGGGGTATTATTAAGGCTTAAAAAAAGGGGCCGAAGCCCCTTTTTTCTACTTTTCGAGAAGAATCGAAATTACATAATATTTGTAACTTTAACTCGTCTGTAGTATAGGTTTTGTGCTGTAGCACCAACTGCACCAGAGTTATCTAATGCGCCGTCGCCGGCAGAAGTTGCGAAAGGATTTTGAACCATTCCGTATCTAGTTTTAAATCCAATTTTTGGTTGGAAACTGTCTTGACCAACTGCACGAACCATTTGTAATGGAACATATGGGCAATAGAACAGACCAGAATCGTAAGGTGAAGTTCCTTTGTAACCAATTACATAGTACTGACTTGCAGATACGTTAGCAGCATATGGGTCAACATACACTTTAAACTTACCGTTAAGTACACCAGCAAAAGTATTACCTGTATCATCAACATTTAAGTTGTTGTTCAACGCAGGAGCGTAATCTAAAACACCAGCCATTTGTAATGCAGAAGCAACATCAGCAGAACAAATAATAATGTTCCCTTTACCTCTACGAGTTTGTTGACCGATAGCGTTAGCGTCTCTTTCTAGTTGATATAACAGTCCTTTGAATTTCTCAACTGACCATCTACCGTTTGAGTCAGTATCTAAATCGAAGATACCAGCAGTTGTTACATTTACTTGAGCGCCTGGTTTAGCGTGACCGTAAATAGTTCTAACTACTTCTCTGTTGATTTCAGCAAGAATTTCACTTGAAAGGATGTTTGCAAGTTCTGTTTCAGCGTCTAAACCGTGGATTGCTTTTAAGTCTTGTGCAAGTTCCATAGTGTACTCTGCTTTTAGAGCACGAGATTTAGCAGTAACAGTTACTTTGTCGATTGAGAAAGCCATTTCAGCAAACTCATCAGTTCCGTCACCAAGTGTTTCTGCCTGAGCAGTACTCATACCAGAACCAGTTGTGTAATCACCAGCAGAAGGTGAATCGTTTAGTGTTGCAGGGTTAGTACCAGCCTGAGCGTCAGGGGAACCTGAACCTCCAGCAGCATCTCTAGCAGAAAAGTCTGTATCTGCTTCATTGAATAGTGCTTCTGCGCCTGCTTGTGTGCCGAATCTTGACTTCATTGCGAAGATTAAGCCTGTTGGACCAGTCATTGGTTGTACACCACAAATATCGTATGCGATAAGATTTGGCATAGCCCGTCTGACTAGCGATATTAAAACTGGATCAAAGTTGTCTACAGAAGAACCAGTTGCGTTTACAGGAGCAGCCTCAGTCATAAAGCTTCGGTCCTCCCTAACTGATTTTTCTTGATTTTCTAAAATCACAGTAGTTACAGCTCTTTTATAAGCATCTTCGATTTTTGGCAAATCTGGATGTTCTAGGACTGGCTGCCACTTTTCCTGTAAGTTTTCAGTAAGATACATTGTTATCTCTCCTTGTTATATTTACATTTAATAAGAACATTAAGCGCCTCTTTGATTGATTTGTTTAAGGTTCTTTGTTATTGCGGCTGTATATGCAGCCATAGCATCGGACTTGCCAGCATTAAAATCAGCTGGTTCGTTTGCCGCGACAGAATCAACAGAATCATTTTCTGTTATTTCTGTTTTTGTTTTAGGGAAGTAAGACTCTTTGATAGTTTCTAACTTTTCTCTAAATTTCTCAGCACTATCATACTCGACATTCTCAGCCATAGACATGAACTTTTCTTTTTCTGTTTCTGCTAAATCAGCAGTTACTTCAACGATAGCTTGTGTCTTATAAAACTCAGAAACTTCTTTTGACAGATTTACATTCTTTTCAATCTGTTCGTTAAGTTTAGTTTCTAAATCTTTTGATTGATTTGTTAAGTCTTCTAATACATTGTACTTTTCTTCAGGAACATCAATATAATGTTCTTTAAATAAAGATTTAAGTCCAGTAATGAAATCTTCAGCAATCTCGGTACGAATACCTCTTTCAACTGCTAATTCATTTTCTTTCATCCATTCTTCAACAACATAGTTTAGATATGAGTCAACTTTTTCGACCATAGCTTCTTTTATTGTTTCAGTCTCTTTTGAAAGTTTTTGTTCATACTTAGACTCTAGTACTTTAACTTGTTCTTGTATTCTTGTCTTTACAGCAGTTTCAAAAATAGTCGCAGCCTTTTCCTTGAATTCCTCGGATAGGTCAGCGTCTGTTGAAACTAATGCTTTAACATCAGCGGATAGGTCAATATCCATTTCATCAGAATCAGTTGTTTCAGCAACAGTTTCTACACCGTCATCTACTTCTACTTCTTCTTCTTTCATGTCAGATGGTTTTTGGTCATTTGGTAATGAACCGTCATTCGCATCCTTATTAACCTGGTCCGATACTTTAGATACCTTTTTCGTAGCGTCTGGGTTACTATCAGTTGCTTTCACAACTGGAGCACCAAGATCCTCTGCGTCATTTTTAAGGTGGTTAGGTTCAGATGGAGCTGCGTCTTTGTTAGCCGCATTTTTTACTTGCTCTTCTACCGTATCTAACTCTTTTTTTACTTCGGTTTCAGACATTCGGTCTCTCCTTAATATTTAAAAATTAATTAATTTTTCTTATTACTATTATTTATACATCTTACCATCTCAAACCTTGCGCTTTTTAAAATGTTGCGTAGGTTTTAAAATTTAGATATAAAATCTTTGAAGATATTTGCTTTAACTTCGGCAAGTTTATTGCGTTTAGTTCTTTCAATTTCTTCTTTATATTGTTCAACCTCAATACTTTTCAATATTCCATTATCCCACACCCATTCTTTATTCTCCATAATACCTTCTACGAAAGCATCAGGTGCTGATGGGTCTGCAACTATATCAGCTGCGGTTGCGAGATAAAAGTCTTTTCCAACAACATTTCGTCCTTGAGATTGTTGAATAGAACCCATACCTCTTGAAGATACACCTAACTGAGCACCCTCGTCAATTAAATTCTTGACGATTTTACCGTAAGGAGTATCCATTACTTTTGCTTCTCCAATAAAGTTTTTACCTTCTTGTTTAAGACTAGTAATCATGTGTGAAACTCTTTCAAGGTTAACTGTTGGTCCGTCAGGATGTCCTAGTTCACCGAAAGCACGTTTCTTGTTTATAAATTCTTTAGTGTATCGTGCAACTTCTTTTGCTAAAGTGTCGACTGGATAAAGTCTACCATTACGGTTTTTGATATCAGCCTGCATAAAGACACCACGAATTTTGTAGTTTTTACCACCAGAAGTATTTGCTTCTGTTAATACTTCGATATCTTCGATAGTTTCTGTAATTAGTTTCATTTCTCCACCTTTTGTTTATTATTGTAAATTCTATCTACAACTTCTCTTTTCAGTTCTTCTTTTTTTATTCCATACTTTTCTGCAAATGCTTTTTTAAATTCATCTGCAAGATAAGTCTTAGATTTTGTTCCTACAATTCTTTCTAAAATTGCTTTCGAATAATCCTTTTTCTTTTTTCCCATTATCTCACTTCTAAAATAATTGTATAGTTATCACCTGCAACAAACCCTTTTGTTGAAAGTAATATGTCTCCAGCAGGAGATGTATTCGCTGTCAATGTTGCGTTGTTAGGAATACTATTACCAGCAGTAAAGTAATCATGAAAACCACGACCAGAGAAAAATCCTATAGTTGCATTAGCAGAACTTGTTCCACTACCTGCCCATAATAACTCTACGCCTGATTTACCATTAGTCGTATTTACTGACCAATATATCTTTGAGATAATTCTGTTTGCGTCTTCACTCATAAAATTTAATGCACTAGCATCCATTTTAGCTACAAGTGTTTCGCCAGAACCATCACTTATATTAGTAAACTTCATAACAGTTTTAACACCAACGGTGTCTGCTATTGTTTGTGATGTAACCACATCTGCCATATTATTTTCTCCTAAACTCTGTAATCAACAAATAACTCTCGACATTTGAGTCAGTTGTTAATTTTATTATTTTATCATTCCCAAATTTCAACTGGTCAGGTCGTAAACCATATTTACCATTTCCAGTAAAACTCAAATCATTTGTTTCACTTTCAGCACTTAACTTTAAAGTGCCTGTTCCTTTTATTTGAAAATGACACTCAATCAAACTTACTTTAGATTGATTGTTGCCACTTGTCAATTTTTCAGCGTCAACCAATATTTGGTCGGTCTCATCTCTAATACCTTTCGATTGTACAATATACTTCGAATCAGTATTAATAATAGCCGTATTCGTAATCGCCATAGAAAATCCTATCTACTATGCAGTAAATGATTCGTCTTTTCTTAATTCGATAATAACACTACCAGAAGTTCCTAATGCAGTCAACTCTAAATCTCCTGAAGTTGCACCAGTATTAGTTGCGTTATTCGTAATCTTACCAGCAGTACCATCATAGTGTCCTGT